GTTGGTGAAGAAAAACTCGAAGAAGGGTATTGGTCTGCGTAAAAACGGATTTTATAAGTCCAGTTTAGTAGGATTTCCCCCCAACTATACCATGGACGATTGTTCAATTTGTTACGAATCCATTACTGCCTCTACAGGCCATTGCACCCTAGGGTGCGCACATACCTTTCACCTTGCCTGCTTAAGCAGGTGGGCTCAAAGCACTGCATCCTGCCCCCTCTGCCGCAAAGAACTCGGCGATACTGAAGTTGTCCCCAAACCCATTCCAATTGACACCGGACGATGGAGTCAACCACTCATAGTGCGAGTGGATGCACGTTCGGGATTAAGAATCATTCATAACGAAAGCTCGGTTCATGTTGGAAACGGCATTCGAGTGCCTGAACGTGATATCGTTGAAGTCATGTCATTGGCACAGGTCACTCGTGGCTCTGCCGTAATAGCTCTTCGTCGGAACGATGGAAATGTACCCGAAGCCCTCTACGACTTAGACCATACAGAGTCAGATGAGGAGGAGTTTGTACCTCCACGAAACCCGCTTGAACCGACCGACGATATGCTTACTACCTGGGCATTGGAACGGCTGTTCAGTAAAGGAACCCTAGTTGATAAAGACGATGTTGAAACTCTAGAAGATGTTCGACACCGAACCAGTGAGATGTTCCGATATGGATGTTGGATGAACCCCGAGTACAGAGACATTCGGAAGAAACGTAGAGCCGATTCGTTCTAAAAAGTGTATCGCGTTAAACTAATGGAGGGGAATGAATGGATGAATATGTTCGCTATTGCTACAATAAAACCTCTCGTAGTCTTGAAGCCTAAATATATGGAAGCTGTAAAGACTGGACTAAAACAGTCTTTACCTCAACTATTTCCTACTATTGAAATTGAAATCAGTAAAGATAAGGGAACATTAATTAAAGGTGATAAAACACAGATTCTTTTTAGTAATTATTATGAAAAGGAAATTGAAGTAGCCGTTTCTCGTTGGTCTCCTGGAGAGAATGATTGGGTGTATGAAGAAGAACATGAACAAGAAGTGATAGACGTTCTTAAACGAGTCTATTTAGAAATCAATGAACTTCCACCAACATGGAGAATCATTAAACAGTTGCCTGTTAGTTTTCAAGAGGATCAAACAACCTTTTTAAATTCGCTGACATCAGAAGAATCACACATTTTACAATCCTATACAGATGTAGGAGATGGTATTATTAACCAAGTTCTTAGAGGAAATTTTAACACACTGACAGAAGATTCTATCAATTTACTGAAAAAGTATACACTAGAAGATACAAAAATTGGAGCTATTCCATATTATGTCTCTTCATTTATGAATATTGTTAAGAAGTCTCCGGTTATAAAGGATACTCTTAGACTATATCGTGGTATAAAGGGTGAAGAGCATATTGATATGCATAAGAATGATATTATATCTACAAGTTACTTGCCAGGCGTAATTCAACAATTCAAAGGTAATAAATGTTGTTCGATAGTGATCGATGTAAACCCTGGCGTAAGAGCAGTTTGGATTGAAAAAGTTTCGGTCTATCCTGAAGAACGTGAAGTCATTCTTATTCCCCCCTATCAGATTAAGATGAAAGACGCAGGTAGAGGTAATTTTCTAGCTATAATTTCACCCTATGTTCGTAAAGCAGGGACGCGTAAGTCACTATCCAAGAAGGCTCGTAAAACTCGTCGTTCTAAAAAACGGATTTGAATCCACCTTGAACCCTTTTTCCATGGCTCATCTCTTACAAAAATACCTTGCAGACAACTGCGCAGGCACCGTTCAAAACAACCACTACACCTACTGGGTTCCGTACTCAATCTTCAATGAACTCCCTATCAAGCGATGGAAACACAATCGACCACCTGACAAGGAACGTGTAGCTGAAATCCGCACATTCATGGACCACTCCAAACGCATGGACGGTATACTCTACCTTGCCTGCATTAACAAAGAACTGGTATGCTACGAATCCAATCATCGTCGTGAGGCGTTAGTTGGACTTGAAGGCATGCATCCCATTCTCGTCGACATTCTATGGGACGCGACCGACGAGAGTGTGAAAGCCGAGTTCCTTCGACTGAATAAAGCTGTATCTGTGCCTGAACTCTATGTGTTGGAAGAGACGGGTATTGACACAGGTGACCTGATTGACATGCGAAACGCCTTCTGTGCAAAGTTCCCTCTCGTGAAAGTGAATACAGGACGACCCAACGCACCGAACTACAATTCTGATATGATTCTCGACGAGTTTCATCGTCTGATGAAAGAGACTAAACTGACACCGAACGACTTGTGGGATAAACTCATACACCTCAATGAAAATATGTCGACTCGTGACCGCAAGAAGTTGACTCCGAAAGTGATTGAAAAATGTGAACGGTCTGGACTCTGGTTGTTTGCATGGAGCCGTCGACTTAACGCGAGTGAGTTAGTGTAAAAATGGAAGTCCCTCCCTCTATCCTTCTTTTTTTCCATAGCTAAAATGGAATATCGTCTAAGTCCAACTACTCGTAAACAACTACAAGAGTCATTTCCACTTGAAACTCAACGAAAGAATCAAGAACGAATTAAAGAAATCGATAGATGGATAGCAGAATCTGTATATCTCCCTCTTCAGAATGCTGCAAAAGAGGGTAAGACAGAGTTTATATGGCAGATACCTGCTATGTTTACATATATTATTGAAGAGTATGAGTATGCTATAAGAAAAATACGACACTTGTTTCCAGATTGTGATGTATGTCTTCATTCAATTGACGACTTTCGTAGTCTTGGAAGTCCGAAAAGTCGTATAAGTTGGAAGTAAAAACGGATTGCAATTCATCGAATGTCTGAACTCTATAATGCCTCGCTTCGTTCGAATCCACCAACAAGTCTTCCATATTCCTTCCCTCGCCAATGTCAGTATGGGAACGTCCTGGACCGGACAACCGATATTGACCTTCTACTACCACAACCAATACAACCATACGATTTGGTATCCCTGGGGTAAATGGGACGAGTGTGAACAAGATATGCTTCAAGTCAAGACTGCGATGATGGAGGTCGAACACGTCTTAACCAATGTGTTTCTCACTGGACCCAAACCAGCCGAAGTCATTGTAAAAACGGAAAGTCTTCGTGTCGATACAGGAGCCATAGAATAATGGAACCCTGTAAACACTGCCTAGCCCTTATTTACGATGTACTTCAACATCCGTACTCCCAACACGCCTTTGGTGCACCCTTCATGCGTCAACGTCGTATTGAGCACCTTCTTCCCGAACTCACGATTGAAGTCCATCGCATGATTCACGAACGCGTTCTCTCCCCTAAATCCAACTCGATTCCAGTCTTGATGTGTTACGAAGCAGGACTCGCACCTCATATGCTATGCCAGTACTGGTTCTATGAAAAACTCCAACATCTTCGCAACCTCCGTGTGATTCATCGAGAGCACTCCAGGTAAAAACGGATTTATTTTTGTCCGAGTATCCAGACCTCCCCCCAAAATGCAGCTTCCTCAACGACATGGAAAGAAATGGTATGAAGGTGAATCCCACTACATCCTACTACGAGTCAAACAAGGAATCCCTCCCTCTAAAATAGCCAAGGAAGTCAGCCGAACTACGAACGGCATTACTGCACAATTGAAACGATTAGAACTATCCTACCTTACCCAAGAAGTCGCAAGTCTTCGTTCAAGAATCGAAGTCCTTGAACGAAGGAATAAACCGGCTGGAAGTGGACTCGCTGCGGTTCGTGCTGCAAGGAGTTAAACGCGACGAGTCTTACGAACCTTTTTGCTTCGTGACTTACGAGTCTTTTTGCTTCGTGACTTACGACCACCCAGTCTCTTCTCTGCTTGGAGCATTCTTACTGCGTTGAGACCCGTTCCAGCAACTGGACTTATACGCAAATTCATTTGTTTCCAAACTTCTGGTTTCAATCCTATATATGAACGCAGTGGTCCACCTGTAGGACTACCGAATAGTAGCCACAGTGCCTTCCCATCGCGTCCATGTTCCTGTAGTTTTTCCACAGGCTCGTTCCACTTGTAACCTTTGGCTTCATATGTCTTCTTTAGAGCATCATCTTTTGTTAGTTGTGTGGCAATCTCTTTATCGTCCATTTTCTTCACATCGTCTAACTGAATAAGTGGAAGCTTAAATGTAGAATGATTCATAGAATGATTATTCATAGGATTGGCATTTACAGGATACTTCTTTTGAAACTCTTCATATGTGTATCCAGACATCATTTACTTATACGCTGCGAATAAACTCCCAGTTCAGGTAATCGCAGATCTTCTTCCAGATTTGGTCGTGGGCGATCAATCGGTCTCGTGACTTCAACAACGGAAAGAAGACCTTGTATTCGTCCAACTCCAACAGCTCGAAGAACTTGTAGAGGATGTACGAGTAACTCAGAAAGTTCGTGCGGTCGTTCGGGCAGTAAAGCAGAAAAGGAGCTTGAATATCTTGAAACATGGCTCGTATTTTCTCTTCAATTTCGGGGGTAATGGTGGGAGGCGGATTTCCATTGAGTCGAGAGAGGATGTGGGCCCTGTGCTCATAATATTTAGAACGATTGAGTTTCTTCAAAATATGCCGTATATCCTCTTCCGTCAAATCTGCAATGTTCTGGATTCGACGCTTGCGGAGTTCCATGATGACCTCGTTCATCACATCTTCGGGAATGATGGTCGATTCCTTGGCTTGAAATTGGTTCAAGATTTCATTGAGATGGTTAATCTTCTTATACGCATAGTTGTTGCGTTCCTTCGGTGGGTCACGGAAACTCGGGAAGTCTGAGACAACCAACGCATACTCTTCGGAGCCACATCGAGGACAGACCAAAATACCTTCTGAACTGATTTCCTCTCGCGCAACATTACACTGGACGCAATGCTCGGTCAATAACTGAACGACCTCGGGACCACTGGACAACTTCATGCGTTGAACATATTCATCAAACATCTGTTTGCGAGACAACCCATTCTCGGAGGGAACCGACGCACTGAAAAACTTGAGGAAGGTATTGGCGTCCTTGGACTGCAAAATAGGAGCGTTGACCGAGGTATCTTGTTTCTTGTAATACTCGTCTAGCAAGTCCATGTTTTTCAAGTAATACTCTTCGACAGGCTGTGCGTGTTCCAATTCGTCTTGAATTTCACGAATGCGGTCGTGCAAATGATTCGCCTTCACAATGTCGTTAATGTCATTCGTAGAACACAGGCGAGATATTTCCGTTTGTAAATGTTCCAGCTCTTCCCGTAGGCTCTTCTGCTTGATTTTGGAGTCCTTGAGCGTTTGCACGATTCCCTGGTGTAAAGAATCGAGAGTACCGGTCGCGATAGATGTAGTGGGGCTGTCCCGCATTTTCCGAATCTTGAATACGTCCATTTACAAACTCTCTCACCTGGTTCATGAAGACTTGATTTTGAAGAATACAGGGTCGTTGACGACGCACCGAAGATACCAACGTGTCCAAATCCATTCCCAAGTTCTTACAGGTATAGGCCAATGCAAGGGATGCAGAGCGATTCATACCGGCTTGACAGTGAACGAACACCATTCCCGTTCCCTCTCGCAAGAAGCGTTGGAGTGTGACTTCAAACTCGGGATACCACTCTAGAATGTTGGTCTGAAGGGAATCAATAGCATTCAACACTTTGTATTTGGTCGGAAAGCGGGTTCTCCACCATGGAGGAGAGAACTCGTCAAACGAGCAGTTGAGTACATGGGTAATGCCATACTTTTCAACAAACGCTGGAGTCAAGAATGCCCCTGGTCCAACCAAGATACGAGGATGGAAAAACGCTGGAGGTTCGCGAAGATACGTAGGTGTAAACAGCATCGAGAGTAAAGACATTGTGTTAGTCTAGTTTCTTATTTGTAAGCATGTGTTAATGCTCGCAACCGGGGACGCCTCCACCGGCTACACCACACCAGCCAAAGGTGAATCCTCGTTCTCTACGGCACGGACAGGGTGGATTCAAAGCTTCGTTCCAACCAAGTTTAGCAATGTGTTCCATGGTTCGCATTGTCCACGCATATGAAGTTCCACTGTGTCCAGTATACTTCATAGCTGCATTGATACGGTCAAGGTTTGGATGGGTTGAAAACATGAAGCCTTTGTCTGGAGTATAGGTCTTCATCCAGTCCCAAAGGTCACAGGCTGTAATCGCCTGATGAGCGTCGGTCAAGAGTTCGCGTTCGAGTTTAGAATAGTGTGGTGGGAAGTTCTGCATTGTATGGGGGGGTGTCCAACACTTTCACCAAACTGAATCCATTTTTTACCCGAGGATACTCGAGATGAACCCATTCAGAAAGTGTGTGATAATGACTGCACCGAGACCTAACACACCCGCACCTGTCCAGCTGACGACTCCCGAACCTGTGTAGGCATTCGGAAC